CATTACTTTACGGGAAGATTTGAATATGTAGGAACAGACATATGTAAATATGATCTCAGAGACTACATTAAAGAACGCAAGTGGGATTATATCGCAACAGCATTTATTTACAATGGTGCTGATCGCATGAGAACACAAGCAGAAGCAAAGATAATGATGCTTGGGAATTATGGAAGATACACCGACAGAAGTTTATTAAAGGAACGTGGACTACAGTTAATCAGAGGAAATTATCCAAATAGAATCAAAGATTCAATCGCAAAGCAACAAGCTGAATACATATATTACGTAGAGACGCGACGATTCTTATCAGGATTAACACAGGCACGAAAACGGCAGATAGTAGATCAAGAGAAACGGACAAGTTAAGGAAAATGAAATGGCCAGGGTGTTATTATTAAATGCAGATGCACAACCACTAAGTCTATTACCCCTGAGCACCATTAGCTGGCAGAATGCAGTAAAGTCTTATTTCCAAGATAAGGTAAAAATACTTCACAGTTACGATCATGTACTACATGCTGCACGGTTTGAAATGCAAATGCCCAGCGTTGTCATAATGACCGATTATCAGAAATCTCCAATGACTGCCAAATTCACACGCAAAAACTTGTATTTGCGAGACAGTAACCAATGTCAGTATTGTGGTAAAAGATTTAACTCAGGTGACTTAACAATTGACCATGTGATACCACGTGCATTGGGCGGACGTACTACTTGGATGAACACTGTTAGTGCATGTATGCCGTGTAATAGTAAAAAAGGTAAGTCGCTTGTTAAACCATTGCGTACTCCCTTCCGTCCAAGCTGGCACGAAATGAATAGTAACGCAAAGAAATTCGATGTTATTATTCCAGATCCAGTTTGGCAATACTATATTCAGTGGCCAGAAGAGCACCTGATAATAGACGAACGTCATAACGGAATGTCAAATTAAAAATACCCAGTGGAGACACTGGGTATTATCTTAGCAGTTAATTTCCGCATAAATATTATTATGGCGGAAATTATAGGCATATCAAACACAGGAACCACTTGTACAAGTGTAACATTAACAGACATAGATCTGGCATTGTCAGATCTACGAAATCATTTCTCTATCACACCTGGAGAAAAGTGGACGCTACCTGATTTTGGAAGTTATATTCCATACTACCTTTTCCAGCCAATCGATGACGCAACAACCTCACTTATTCAACAAGATGTTGAACGAGTTGTTTCCTATGATCCTAGGTGGAACTTGCTAAGTCAAGAGCTTGACATAGTAGAAGATGCACACACTATTACAGTTAACGTTGAATTAGAATATATTCCGTTAGGCCAAACCGCCGTGCTTGCTCTTAAATTCGACCGCGAATCAGCAACATTAGTGGAATAACATAATGGCACAAAAAGTTAGACAGACAAGACTATTTGCAGCAGAAGATTATATGGCTGTATATGATTCTTACTTAAACGCAAACTTCAAGGCATTTGATTTTGATACTATTCGCCAGTCAATGGTAGAATACATCAGAGACAACTATCCTGAAAGTTTCAACGACTGGGTAGAATCCAGTGACTTTGTAGCACTACTTGACGTAGTAGCTCAGTTCGGACATAACCTAGCTTTTAGATTGGATCTAAACTCACGTAACAACTTCCTAAGTACTGCAACTAGACAAGATGCTGTTTTCAAGCTAGCAGAATTTTTAGGTTATCAACCACGACGCAATGTGCCAGCTAGTGGTGAACTAAAAGTTATCAGCGTAAAAACAAACGAAGATATTATTGGTAGTGACGGTAAAACTCTTGCTGGTAAAGAAATTCGTTATGAAGTAGGAAACAATTACAGTAACTTGGATAATTTTATCAGTGTTATAAACGCAGCATTCATGCAAAGTAACCAATTTGGTAATCCAAGGTCAGAGGCAACTATTCTTGGATCCAACGTACAATTCTACAGTTTCAACAATACCGCAAATCAGATTGTTTTTGAATTTAGCGGCGTTGTGCAAGGAACTAAACGTCCATTCAATTCGATAGGCGTAGAGTATGATAGAGTAAAAAAACAAATATTTGAAAGCAACCCAAATCCTGCTAAAGCATTTAATATCATGTATAAGAATGACGGCACTGGTATTATGAGTAATACTTCTGGATTCTTTATTGCATTCAAACAGGGTTCGTTAGGATTTAAAGATTTTATCATTGACAAACCTATCAGTGGTATGACATTAGATATAGATGTGAGCAATATTAACCAAGACGATGTATGGGTGCAAACTATTTCAGAAAGTGGATCTGTTTTAAAAACATGGACAAAAGTAGATAATGTGTGGGGATTTAATGAAGTATACAACAATATTCCAGGTATAGTTCGTGATATTTTCGCAGTAAAAACCAGAGAAAATAATCAAGTTAGCATCATGTTTAGTGATGAATCTTTTGGTAATTTGCCAAAAGATATTATCCGCGTCTGGTACCGCACTGGCGAAAACGCAAGCTACAGTTTAAGACCTGATGACGTTGGATCAAAGCGAATCAATATAAATTACACTGGTATTGACGGCAACACATATACACTTACATTAGGTATACAACTTAAAGTTGGTGTAACTAACGCAGCTATTTCTGAATCTCTAGATGACATTAAACAAAATGCTCCTAGAATCTACGCAGCACAGGATCGTATGATTACTGCTGATGATTATAACAATTATCTAATTTCACAAAGCACACAGATTAGGAAGATCAAAAGCATCAACAGAACTCACAGCGGTCATAGCAGACACATTACTTTTAATGATCCAACTGGAGAATATGCTAGTGTTAGACTTTTTGCGACCGACGGAAACATTTATAGAGGTGACATAAATTCTAAATCAGAAGCACAGCAGCTATCAAGTTTTAGTATATATGAAAATTATATCAAGCCTGTGCTGTCAGATAAAGAAGTTGTTAATTTGTATTACCAAAAATTCAAACCAAGATTTATAGAGTTAAAAGACAGTTTTGTTTTTACGGGATACACTTGGAATACAAATGATTCAGTTACTGGATATTTCACAAACGCCGCCGCCGAAATATCTGGAAATAATGATCCTGTGAAATACACAAAATATATCCAGCCCGGAGCAATGGTAAAATTTACTAAAGATTCAAATGTATATTGGGCTAAAATATCAAGCATTTTTGCAAATGGATTGGGAATTGATAACCAAATAGACGAGCCATCTGGATTTACAGTGGAGGGGCTTGGTGCCATCGCTATTGATAGTAAAGTACCAAATGGTGCCACAATAGACATTATATATCCTGCATTTTCTAGACAATTCACAGTTACAGAAAAAAACAATATCATTTCAGCAATTGATGAAAGAGAAGACTTTGCATTAACTTATGATTATGAATCAGGCAACTGGTTAGTTGATAACGCCCCTGTATACTCCGAGACTCAGCCTAGTTTCTTTGATTCTAACGATTGGGTAATATACGTAAAGCATACAGGTAGTGCAGCAGACACTACTAGATTTTCATATGATGTAATTTACAGACAAGTTAGATATGCAGTTTATTCTGATCAGATCGTGTTCTCTAACACTTCTGAAGAATATAAACTGGACGGCTATTCTAAAAAGAAAATCAAAGATACCATAGATGTATTTGAAAATGGAAATATGACCAACAAGTTCTACGTTAGTGGATATCAATACGATCCTAATGGAGTTTTCTACAGTCATTCTGCACTTATTACATTGGTGGATGACGATATAGACAGTAGACCTGATAATCCAGATGCATTTGATGATATAACCGGTGGCGAGGAATCTATAAGTAATATGAGATTTGAGTGGACACATGTTCCAACAATTAATGAGCTAATAGATCCAAGTCTTACAAATATCATTGATGTATTCACATTGACAAATTCATATCACACAGAGTTCACAAATTGGCTTAAGAGCAGTAACAGTGACAATACACTTGCGCCTCTGCCGCCTACGCTTGATACTTTAAATCAACAATTCTATTCTGCTACTTCCAAGAAGTCACTTAGTGATACACTTATATTCAGACCAGTAAAATATAAAGTATTATTTGGCAACAAAGCAACTTATGATTTAAGAGCAGTGTTTAAAATTGTAAAGATCGCCGGTACTATATATACTGATAATGATATTAAGAGTTTGACAGTAAACGCAATATATGAATTCTTTGATTCAAAATATTGGGATTTTGGTGAAACTTTCTATTTTACAGAACTAGCAGCATACGTACATAAAAAACTTTCAGGCATTATTAGTAGTTTTGTTATTGTGCCTGAAAACGAAGACAGTGTATTTGGTACACTATTCCAGATAACACCAATGACTGATGAAATGTTCATACCAGATGTTTCAATATCAGATATTGAGATTATTGAAACAATTACAAAAGAAAATATTAAGGCAATAGGATAATAAAGATGAATGATTTTAAATCAAATAATCCAGAGAGACCAGAAAATAAAACACGTGCTGGAAAAAGACCAAGTGTTGCAGTAAAATCTTCAGATTTTATTCCCAAAGTCTTTAGAACTCCAGTTAATAAAAAATGGTTAGATTCAACATTAGATAGAATGATATCTAAAGGATCATTAGAAACAATTGAGGGTTTTGTTGGCGGAACCACTGGCAAAGACATGCAGGATCCTAATGACATTTATATTAACACTGGTAGTGAAAACAATTTAGAGCCTGCTATTTTTTCAAGAAATAGCGCCGGTGAAATTGTGGATGTAATATCAGTTGATGATATTGCCAATAGCATTAAGTTTAATTTTGATAGTTATTCATACAACGCAGCATACAGTACACAAGCGTATGTTTTTGCCCCACCAATTAATATTGACAAACTTGTTAACTACGGAAGCTATTATTGGGTTCCTGATTTGCCAGTGGTAAACATCATTGATAATTCAGATGTTTCAGATATAAATTTAGTTTCAAATTTGACAAATAGATTAAATGCAACAATTGAAACCAACCATGGAGAAATATCTTTACAGAATGGTATGCGTATTAGGTTCTCTGGATCTAGATATCACCCTGATATAATAGAAAAAATCTACCTTGTTACGGGCGTTGGTTTAGGGATTCAGTTCAAGTTAATTGAAGAAACTATCACTGTTGTTGATACATCAGAAACATATGAATTAACAATCAATCCATACACTGATATTGTAAAGCACAAAGCAAAAGTATCTGGAGAATTTAAAGAACTAGAAGTCAAAGACTATCTTGTTATTGATAAATCAGACCCTGCGTCAACTGGATGGTCAAGAGCAAACCACTGGATTCATAAAAACACTGTAAGATATGTTTTCAATATTGACAATGAAACTGTGATTGATACCACAGGCTACAATATTTTGGAATTGCTTGCTAACGAGAAACAAGCAAAACGTCCTATTATTGAATTTGATCCTTATATGACAAAGATGCATCATGCAGTAGTAACAGATGTTGCTGAATCAAGTGACGCATATGCAAATTATAAAGGATATGTTGACTATGTTTTAGGTATTGATCAATATCCAGATTCTGGGTCAGCTGAAGCAGGTACACTTGCATATACTACTGTAATTTATGATGGTTTAGAACCAACACACGTTGAAATCAATGGTAACACTATACCGGTCAACAGAATTGTTGTATTTGATCTAGAATCATATAATGGTGATTTTAACATTTATTTAATCAAGAAGTCAGGTAATCTTGAATTACTGCACAGTCTTTCAGATTCAAATTCTTCATTCACTGCAATTACTAACTTTAATGACTCAGTATATTCACAGACTGATTATTACACGGAGGCTGGACAACTAAAAAATGCACAGGGCAAGCGTAGTGCAAATACACATCCACTGTTTAGATTGAAAACAAATAATAACGTTTGGCTTGATACTCTACCAGGCAGTGATTTTACTGGCAGCAAAATATTTTCTTATAAAGTTGGAACAGGAATTAACGATAAAGAATTAGGCTTCCCATTATCCTACAAAGACTTAGTAATTAAAACAGAATATGAATTTGTCAACAATCTTAATGTTGAAAAATATCATTATCTATTAGACAATAGTAATATTGAAAAAGAAGTAAGCGGTTATTATTTCTTTAATAAAGGAAGATCATCATACACTAATTATATTCCAACTGCATATCCACTGGGTGCAAAAACACACTTACAAGTTATTGCAGATAAGGTAGAAACTGTTTTACCAGCAGGGAAACTAAACTGGGCTGTTAATAAAGAATATTTAATATTCCTATTAAATGAAAGAGTGACAGCAAGTGAAATATTAGTCGAGGGTACTTATAATAGAGCAAGAATACAGTGTCCAGAAATTATTTTAAGTAACGGAGAAGAATATGTATTCCATGATTTAACCCCAGCGCAGGAATTGAAATTCTGGTGCGGTGAAACAGGTGAAGATATTGAAACAGCAATTGGTCATCCTATTACAGTAGTACGTGATGGACCATATATAAGGGTTAACGTCGGCGTTAGTCCTGGATATTTTTTCTACTACGGGACCACTGATGTTAATAACCGCGGAATAATTGCAGTAGTGCAATCAGATGATCACTTTTATCATGAACTTTATGTTAACGGACAACATTTATCAAAAGATCAATATACTATAGATGGAACAAGTATAACAATACCTGAAAGTTCACTTCCTAAGGCAACGGGAAATATTATTGATCTGAAATATTATAGTAACTCAGTCAACGAAATCTCAGAAAATATACACGTTCCAGAGGTGCATACTCATAATGCGGTTAACACCCCGGTGTCTACTTTCACACTAAGTGATACACTTCCGCATTGGAAATCAATTATTGAATCAATGCCAAACTTTGAAGGAAATAGTTCTGGTAATAATAATTACCAGCTGATTCCAAACATCAAGTCTTATGGTGGCGAAATCTTCATGCATGAAGATGTCAGCATAATGAATGATTTCTCATATTCTAATGATGCAATGAATGTGTCAAGAGCAATCTATGAACAAGCAAATGAATGGGATTCGTTTAAAAATAGACTTATTAATGAAACAAAGCGCATTTATAAGTCTGAATCTTTTGAAAATGTAGACCAATTGACTATTAAAGTTATTGAAAAAGTTAGCAATATCTATCAATCTATAGATCTACATTCAAACTCAAATATGTTATATGCACATGCGTCTCATTCTAAGAATCATACCTATAATGAAGACCCTGACACTGTTTATACAATCAATGACACTGTCTATTTTAATAGCGACACATTTATATCTGACCATGTTTATGTTTATGTTTCTCACAATAGAGACTTAGACAACATTCCAGTAGAAGTAAAATTATTAGAATTGTCAGATTATACCATCGTTGGTAATGGCATTAAAATACACAGTAGCGTATCATTCAATCAATTCACAAATGGTAGAAATATTATTGTTAAAATCTATCATCATAATATGGATGAACACAGCGGCGTACCTGCCAGTATGTCAAAGTTGGGATTGTCGTTTATGCATAGCCCAATAATATATAAAGGTAAAATTATATGTCACGACGGTAGTGAATATGCAATAAAAGATGATGCTGATCTATTCAAGATTTCAAGTCCGAAATTTGATGCTGTAGCCGCCGTTATTTTTGACATTGAAAACAGAATATATGCAGGATACAAAAAACAACTTAATAGAGGTTATAACAGTCCTACAAAATACGTTCCTAGCCAGCATCGTGGAACCTGGTATGGTAGAACTGTATTGGACGACTATCTAATTCAATATTATAATCTTTGGAAAAAACAAAAAGGAACACTGGACGAGAACACTCGTGACATAGATAACCCTGAAGATTGGTACTATGGTAATGTTGTATTAACACATGCAGGGCATCTAAATACACGGTTGCCAGGACACTGGGCGGGCGCATTTACTACTCTATTTGGCACCCACCGTCCAGACAAATATCCATGGCATATGCTCGGGTTTACTACAATGCCAGACTGGTGGGAAGACCATTACAGCTGGATTGACGTAACAAAAAGAAGCAGTTTGATAAATGCTCTAAAGTACGGTATAGTAAGCAAGCCAGGTGATGTTGTAACACAAGATTTGTTTTATGCTAGATATTACTGGGATTGGGATAATTTCTGCCCAGTTGATGAATTTGGCGAGATAAAGTCCCCAGAGCTTGTACTAGGAACCCCAGCTGAAGAAGATAAAATGAATAGATTCGAATTCGGCGATTGGGGCAACGATGAATACATTTGGAGAATTTCTACATCTGGACAAGCTGCACTGCTTGATGCAGTTATTAAATTAAATCCAACTAAAGCATGGACTGATTTTTTCCAAACAAATACTTTCAGTAGATCAGCATATTCTGATTTAATGCTGCATTATGATTCATACAAACTCATATCACATGTGGATATGAAATACCATAATCAACACAGTGGACTATCGATTAAAAAGATATTGATACAACGATCAGACTCTGGAATTCCAGCAGGAACAGCTATAAAATTTATCGGAAGTACAAATGACATTGTTGCTACGGCGACTCTTGAACTAGATGAAACAGGCACTGTGGTAAGTGTCAACTTGACCAATCGCGGGTACGGATACTTTGCGACCCCGGTATATATTCTTGAATATCCTGAGGGATTTGTTTCTGACTCGTATCCCACAGTAGAACTAAAAATAAGTATGGGCCCTGATAATTTTTGGGTTGGTGGCATAAATCAGCTTCAAGAAAACTATGCGAAAAGAAATGGGTTCAGCGTTGATATACCAGTCACTTATAAAAATATAAGCACATCACTATATCAACCAATTGGCGGATTCACTAAAGCAAACCTGATTTCAGCTGAAACAGAAAGTGGACTATCTGGCAAGTTTACCATAACAGAAATAGACAGAAGTTTAATTCTTAATAAGAGTGCGCCGTCTGATCTAATTGTAGCATCTGAAATTTACATTACTAAGAAAGACAGCGGATACCTTATTTCAGGAGTGAGTCCATCAAAACAGGAATTTAAATATTACACGGTTGACACTACAAAATCATTCAGTACTATTACGCTAGTAAACGGCCAGACAATTAAAAAATATAATACATTCACTGATAATATTTCAAAATTACAGTTTGGATCAATACTTGCAAGAACACAGGATGTATATAATTTTATAATTGGATACTACCAGTACTTGGAAACAGCAGGATATACCTTTGCAACTACAAAAGATGCCAAAGCACTTGATTTTGCTAACTGGGCAGTTCTTGCTGACATAGATACGGAGTATACTGTAGAAATTGGTACAAGCGTAATTTTCAATCCAGAATTTGGCGTAGTACTGGAATACGGAAGTATGCCCGGCGGTGTTAACGAAATTCTTGCATATGATGAAGTTGGTAACGTAGTTACAATTGATCACAGCGATCTATGTATTACTAGATCATCAACTGAAATACAAATACATCCTAGACTTTACCCTATCTCTGTTCAAGAAGATAGCGAAAGTTATATCACATACAACTACCAATCATCCACTTCAACACAGTATAAGGAATATCAAGAGCAAGGGGCAGTAACAACCCCTATAGCTAGAAATATTGTATGTGTTGCATCAGCAGTGGTATCGTTTGAACATGGTATTTTGTTTAATAATGCCACACAATTTGGTGATGTAATTTTTGATGACGTAAAAAATCAAAGACATGGTAGACTTAGAATAACAGGGGAGAGAACAAGAGATTGGGACGGAACTAAGACAGTACCAGGCTATCTTGTTAGTAACAACACCATTATTCAAAACTACGACACTGCAATTTCTGATGTCATGGATTTCTATGACTTCAATGTTGTTAAGTTCAATAAAGATCACACTATTGCAGAAAACCTGACTTTAGGCAATATTACACGTGACTGGGTACTTAAACTTGGCCTACCTGCCAATGTAGTATCAAAATTCTATCAAGGTGTAATTAGAAACAAAGGCACAAATGCTATTGTTGAAAAAATTGGCAGAACAAATCTTGTCAACGACGGGCGTAGTACAGTAGACGTTTATGAGGAATGGATGTTTAAACACAGCCACTACGGTGACACGATCAGAGAACATGCCACTGAACTTGAAATTAATAGTTCAATGGTCAAGCAAGATCCATCACTGATTGATCTGTCAAGTAATAACATTGTTTACGTAAACAAAGAAACAGATATACAATTTCAAATGAAGCCAATGGACGAAGTCGTGCTTTCATTGCCAGTTGCAGGAAATCTACAGGAAGGCGACACTCGTTATGCAGCATTAACTGTTGATGAACTTGAAAATGTTTTTGATTCAAACGCGGTTTATGCAAACTATGATACATGGAATTCAAGACGCCCGTATCGTCTAGGAGACGTAGTAAGACGCCAAGGCGATCTGTGGCGTGCAAATAAAAATATTACATTTTTAAGTGAAATTCTTCCTCTAGAATTTACTAGTAGTGAAATCGTTACTGATGTACTGTTTAAGCATCGTAACGAAATTGACGATCCAGATACTCCGTCAGCTGAAATTGACGGCGTAAAGATATGGTTTGATAAACAATCATATTCATATCCAGATATCGTAGTTACTGGTTCAGCTAACCCAGTAGTACTGTCTCCTGCTAACTTGATTGTTGACGAAATAGAAATAAACCTGGAAAGAAAAGTAGAACAGACTATTATAGATCCAGACGCAGTAAATGACGGCAATCCATATGCTGTTACTGAAGTAAACCCATCAAGTAGTGATGTGACTGGAAAGACACTTAGCTTTACTACTTTTGTAAGTGGGACTTCAACAACAACAATAGTTGATCTACAAACATTTGCTACTCCTGTTACAGGCACATCATCTGAGAATTTAACAGGGGTCGCTGCACAGCAAACATACACACTGACAACTAGTTTGTCAACAAACAATATAACTTCAGTAACAGTAGACTCAACTGTTTACACCACTCCTGCTGACTGGATGGTTGTTGGGCAAAACATAATATTCCTTGATCCAGTATTTGTTGGCGGCGAGGAAATAACTGTTAACTTTGCAGGAACTGTTCCAACTTATTCCATGGATTCAGCTCAGTTAAAGTTTGCTATCAATAGCAGTGTGGCAGGCGTAACGGCGATTGATGCTGGTACACGAGTGCATATTGTTATGAGCGCAGAAACAGTCAATGATACCTTTACCGTTAACGATGCAAGCGGAAACAGTGAATTTGGTATAACGGCTAGTGTATATTTGCCAACTACTTCTATTATATTAGTAGATGTTGATATGGATATAGACTATGTTCTTTCACAAATTGCTCTTTATAATACAAGTGGGTATCTGTTTACTAAAACTACAAGTAATGAAATTGAAATTACGAAGTTTGCAAAGACCAGCTGGGCATCATTAGAAACATTGGAAATTGCAGGTACAGCAAGAACACAACTTGGACTACCAGGATCAACAATTGTTGGAACACCGGGCATTGTTAATGTGTCTTGTTCAGCAGCTGAAGCAGTTGCCTTTATAAATGCTAAGGATATACCAGGAGTTGTAGCATCACTAATATCTGGCAGAATAACTATTTCATCCGCAAACGCAGAAATCAATCTAGGAGACAGAGAATTCAATGATCAAGCAACGATTCCAACGGGAGTTTATTACGCTGACTTTGGACTAACAGATAACGTATTTGACGAAAGCGATTGGACTCTTATTAACACAGAAGATGATGCGTTGTTCAACATTTGGTTAGCTAATGATAGTGGATTGATAAAATCTAGAACTAATACTATTACGTCAAAATATTTTGGTTGGAACGTGTTGCAGACACATTCATTCCGTATGTGGGGTGAAATTGAAGCAGGCAATGAAACTGATGACGGTAATGATGCAAAAATTTCGCTAAAAAGCAACACTGGTGATACTAGAGCATATCCAATGGCAATTGGTGATTATGTAATGATATTGAATTCAACTACACGGCCAAACATTGATGGTATTCATATGGTAACAAATGCAAACCCAACTGATCCATCATCATTCTATATAGATAGATTTATAGAAAAATCAGGCAAATGCGAAAGTATTATGATATTACGTTCATCAAGATTTAATAATTACGAAGACTTAATATCAAGTAGTTATATGGTTCCATATTATGACTGGAAGCCAGGTACTTACGCCTGGATAACACACGATGAATTTGGTGCAGAGTGTAATCTAGTCTGGAAGAATAGCACATCAACAACGTTTGATTTAGTATACAGTAACTTTGAAAGAATTAAAGATAATCAAGTTGAAAGTGTCCTTATATATGACGCAGATAGATCATATACTATGGGAGAATTTGAGTTATTTGATCCTATTAGAGGTGTAATTCCTGGAGTTGCTGATAGAGAAATTAATCATCGCTCAGTTGTTGACTTGGCAATTTATAATATGTCAAATGATGATAATTATACAACTAACCAGCGCGGCGCATGGGGCGAAGATCAAGTAGGAAAAGTTTGGTGGGATATTAGCAAAGTCAAATATTATGACTATGATCAAGGTAATTACGAATATCGTATGAATGTCTGGGGCAAACAATTCCCCGGGTCTTCTATAGATATTTACGAATGGACCAAGAGTAGTGTTCCTCCAGATGAATGGGAATCTGAGGTTAAACGCAGTGCAGACCAATTTGGCGTAACTGCATCTGGTGAAGTGTATAGAGTTTACGTATCAACGACTGATGAATATCTATACTACTATACACAAGAAGATGAATGGAACGACAACATATCAGCATATGAATCAGTATACTATTTCTGGGTAAAGAATAAAACCACAATAAATTCTGAAAATAGACGCTTAACTGTATCTGACATTGCTAGTATTATTGCTGATCCAGCTGCAAACGGGTTAGTATGGTTTGCCCCAATTAGTGCAACAGTTTTGATTATGGCTAATGCATCACTGTTTGTCAATGATACCGCAAGTGTATTGCAAATAACTATGCGACCTGAAAAAACATCACATTCTAGCTGGCTAGCTATTTCTGAAGAAACTGATCTGATACCTGACTACTGGTACATTGGCCTAGAAGATAACTTAATAGGTACACAGCGTACTACAGGATATCCTATCCCAGATTTTGATATTCATGAGTACAATCGTTACGGAGATAATAGAAGAATAACTACAGAAAATATTATTTTTGCACAGGCTTGGTTTAAAGATGTGTGGGACGCCCGCCGCGAGGCAATTAGTATCATCAATAGACTATTGATAAACCAAAACCTAGTGCAGGATTTTAGAGGTAGATGGGATAGAATACTTTCACAAACATTCTATATAACTACTCCTGCTACAGTTTTTGGTTCAGGTAATCCTGAGGATAATATAGCTGACCCACACGTTGGTGATACATTTGTTGATAACAACACAGGCAAAATGTATGTATGTACCAGTGTAGATAATAGTGTAGATCCTTCAGACGTTGTTTGGTCATTGCACCCTGGATTCAATATGAATAATACATGGGAATGGGCTACATATGTTTCGCCAAACAGAATTCCTGATGCTGTTCCTAGTAAGATAGTAGGCTCTACAGGTGAACTAAATTTAGTTGATACGTCTGTACATACGCTTGTTCGCTTAAACAAGCCATACGCACCAAACGGACTTTCACAAGATGAGATTTATCAATGGAATGCTAATACTTCTGAATGGGAATTAGTAGAAAAAGAAAATGCTACGATTCAATTCAATGACCTAGTATATCTTAAAAATAGTATTTACGGTTGGGATAATTCAAGATGGGAAGGCATTTGGGACTTTGATCCTGGCATATATATGGGTTACATAATTAAAGCATGTAGAGAAGACTTGTTTATTAATAACTTTATTAATAACTTTAACAAGTTATTCTTTGGTATGGTTCGTTATGTTGCAAGTACACACAATCAAGTTGATTGGTTCTATAAAACAACATATATTAAATTAGACATTGACACTGCCTTAATACACAATAATAACACGATGATTCAAAAGTACAAATCGTCACACATTGACGAAGTAGCGGATTACATTAATACTGTAAAGCCATTCCATACAAAAGTTAGAACTATTTTTGATAGAAATCTAGCTCAGGAAATTCTACCAATTACTTTTGAAGAGATTGACAATGTTCAAAAGTCTGTTATAATAGATTTTAGCACTATTGATGACAATATAACTATCAATGGCGACACATATACTTCTGCATTTTCAGATGGGCCTGATGTAGACGAAGTATTCGGTGGGGACTTCACCGCAACAGTAGATGATGTGTTTATTGGACAAGGGTTTAACGAGCCTCAGAATTGGAATGAAACAGTTGGAGAATATAGAAACACGACTATTGGTGTAGATATTATTGAACAGTTGTCATTGAAAGTAATAACAACCGACGCTGGGGGATATGGTGCAACATCTAAAACATACGTTTATATGCTTAACAATCTAGGAAATGTGGCGGCATATTCTCTAGTGGATACTAACAAGGCAATTATTGCTGCTGACATATCCAGCAGTGATGAAAATATCATCGTTGATGACGCTGCCCCGTTTAAAGCATTGGGTGGCTTTGCATACGTAAATGGCGAATTAATACAGTACAGTCAAAATTCTAATGGCGTTCTGTATGGAGTAACAAGGGGTGTTGGCAACACATTGCCAAAGAAGCACCCTGCAGGAACACAGATTATTGATGTAACAGATTTGAGTATTACTGATTCTACGCCGTTTAGCAAGGACACGTTCTACAAAGATGCTGCATATAATTCATATTATGGATACGATTTGCTTTCAGGAGAAAGTATATTAGACGGTGATGACACTGAATCAAAGAGATTACAGCAGACAGGCCAGGGTGTGCTTTTATAAGGCGAACTCCCATAGCAGGATTAACATAGCGTATTATTTTTAGCTAAATACATTAGCGGAGATTTTTGGAAAATGAAAAACAATTTTAATGATAAATCATTTATTAACGTAGATGGACACGTGTTAATCAAAGACGTGGACAGTGGTGAAATCCTTTTGGATAAACACAACGCTATTAACTACGAAAACATGTCACTCGCCATTGCACATTTGTTAACAAATCAGACAGACCCTATAACTGGGTTGTCTCATTTTATTACTGAAATGGCATATGGTAATGGCGGCACAACTATTGATTCTGTGGGGCTAATAACGTATAAAACGCCCAATGTCACAGATGCAGCAGGTACCTTATATAATCAAACATATGTAAAATCTATTACATCAACCACTGATGTTAATAACTCTATGTCTATATACCATTCAGCGTTACAAAATTATACTGACATAGTTGTTACTTCAACACTTTCCTATGGAGAGCCAGAAGGACAAGATGATATAGATACCGCAACAACTAAAACTGACTTTGTTTTTGACGAAATTGGATTAATTAATGAATTGGGATCAACGCTAACACATATTATTTTCCACCCAATTCAAAAATCTGCAAATAGAAAACTACAAGTAGTTTATACGTTAAGAATTAAGGTGGGCTCATAATATGGCATACAGAGTAGATTATTTTGATTCCTCAAAACCAAGCATTTTAGTTCATGACGGTACGCTTAACAAAGATACACATATTACGCTAGTAGGTAAAAACTGGTACGGGTATGGTGAAGCAATGGCAGAGAATCTATTGCACCTGCTGGAAAACTTCGCCAGTGAAGTGCCGCCAGCTGAGTCAAAAGCAGTACCGGGGCAGCTATGGTTTAAAAAAGTTGATAAAGATGGCGATGGCATTATCAACGACGGTGAATTCTATTATTTCGACGGGGATACAGTATCAGACCCAATTAACTATCCTCGCGGCAAATGGAGAGGTCTACGATTAGAAACAGTTGCGCCAGCAGTTGTTAAAGATATTGGAAATGTAAATCATACTGTAACGCTTGTATTTGATGAAGGAAATATCATCGCAGTTGTTAGTTCAGAAGAATTTGAAGTTCACGCAGATGACACAGTACACCCACAATTTAACAATATTGGTGCAGGTATTACAGTTGCGGACGGTTGCAAATTTCACGGTACTGCAACAAGCGCACAGTACGCTGACCTTGCAGAATATTATAGCAGTGATACAGAGTATGAGCCTGGCACAGTATTAAAAATTGGTGGCGAAGCAGAAGTAACACAGACAACAACTGCATTTTGCCCAGATGTATTTGGTGTAGTATCAACAGATCCTGCGTATTTAATGAATAGTAATTTAGGCGGCACTCGTGTAGCAGTTGCACTAGAAGGCCGCGTTCCTGTAAAAGTTATAGGACAGGTAAAGAAAGGTCAACGTTTATTGTCAAGCGAAGAGCCTGGTGTGGCCAGAGCTCCAACAGATTACGAAATGCAAGAGTATATGGATTGGTATCGCATTGTTGGCCGTGCTCTAGAAGACAAGACAACAGAAGGTATCGGTTTGGTAGAAGTAGCAGTTGGGGTAAAGTAACCAATGGCGCCCAAGTTTCCGATTGCAAGAGGTAATGAAATAGAAGCAGAACAGTTCAATGAACTGGTCGCACTCTATCATACCCATTGGGCGGACGATAATCCAGGTTTAACATTTGATGAATTAATTGCAGACCAGAGTGCAGATAATATAAACTTACACGCCACTGGCTGGGGACAACACCCAGTAGAGCCAATAGTTCGAGGCGTGGAAGCATGGGGGCATCCTGCTGCGAATAAAATAGAAGTTTCACATACCAATAGATTAATTAATCAAATAAATGCTGGCCTGTTTCACGTAGACAGCACTAATTTTAATCTTACTAGCTTAACAAAATATGCTGCTGGTAGCATTGTTCTTTATGAAACATATAAAGAAAAAATTGAGGTTGCTATTAATTATCTAAATTCACTTAGCCTGTATGTTGATTCAGTATACGGTAGTGAACTTGTATTAGATGACGGAGTTGGGTTACCCTACACAGAAAATGTAGAATGGACAACGCAGACAAGCGCGACAGTAAAAGCAACATTTAGTTCATATCAACAGGCAAGATACTTTTTCAACAGCGGTGGTAGAATCGTATTTGATCTAAACTGTTTAGGAAATGATAACTGGACACGTGTTTTTAACAACATGGGAACTACCATGGTAGGAGCAATGAATGTTACGGCAGCAGGCGGTTGGACTGGTATATGGATGGGAGGGGTATACATCACGGGTACATTAGGTGACCCTGAAACAGTGTATATCTTTAGTGATCATGGTGGCGATTACGGCGGAGAATATGGCGGTGTTTACGGTGGCGCTTACGGTGGTGCATATAGTTCAAGACGGGTGTATATTAGTGTCGAAGCAGACGAACTACCAAGCGGTGAGTTTGAAGTATACTTTAATGTAACACTAACAGATCCAGATGGCATTCCTATTAATATGGATATAACTATGAGTGCAGGATATTTACTGCCCATTGATACACCTCCCGACTCTATACTTGATTCGTCATTGGGAGCAAAATTTAAAACTGAGTTGTACTCATATCAGTTCAGAGAACGAGAAACACCAAATTTAAGTATTGACAAATACTGGTCATAATAGTAAAATAAAATCACATATATCTATATAGGAGATATTTATGGACGATCGTCTACAGAAAGCACTTGAGTTTTCTAACTATTCACTTACAATCAATAACCAAAAACGAAATATCAAAAACCGCGTATATCAGCTACAATTAGTACATAAGAATGGCGGGGTATTTGCAGCAGATGCAATAACTATCTCATTTGTCAAAGCACTCATTGATCTAGGACAAAAATCAGCCATACTAATCGATACAAAAGAAGCCCCAGTACGTGTGGGAAATTTAGAAGAGTTTCTAGATATACTGCTATCAGCATACACTAGTGCTACTACTGAATTTGAAGCTGAATACGAGAAGCTGAAAAAAGCACGTAATATTAAGAAGATCATGGATTGGGAATGACTGAAGGCATTTGCTTTTTTGCATATAACAATGATCAAATTGACTATGGTAAATTTGCAGTTATCGCGGCTGCGTATACAAAAAAGTTTCTAAATAAACAAGTATGCTTGATTACTGATGAAAGTACCTGGAGTTGGATTCAACAATCCAATGATATGGCATACATTAAGCGTGTCATTGATGATGTAGTAATCACTGACGATGAAATGAAACGCAACATACGGGTGCATAATGATAGTCCATGGACAGAGTTTCGCGCACAGTTTAGTAACAGCAACAAGCACAAAGTTTTTGAATACAGTCCATACGACAAGACATTGTTGTTAGACATTGACTATATTGTAAAAACAGATTTCCTCAATCATGCATACGATGCTTACACTGGCGTTGCTATGTTTGATCGTGCAGTTAGTATACGTAACGATTTACCACATAACAACGAACGCTGGCTGTTTGACGGTGGCGTTAAAATGTGGTGGAGCACTGTTATCTATTTTGATAAGAGTCCAGAAAGCAAACTGTTTTTTGATACCTGGGCACATGTGGCAGACAACTACAACTATTATCAATTCCTCTATAATTTCCCACTAGGGTTATTCCGTACAGACTACTGTGTGAGTATTGCTGCACATATTCTTGATGGCATGAACGCTGGTGATACTGTTAGTAATTTTGGTAATGCAGTTATGCAGAACCTT